CAAGAGATCCTTCGCAGATCGGCGAACACTTCGTGTCGCCTTGCTCAGTCTCATAAAAAAATGTTTCACATTTTTTTTTATCTCTAACGATGAGCCACATAAATGTGGCACATTTTTAATTAGAGATATTTATCGGAGCCACGTAAACGTGGCACATATAGTAAGTTGAACCTTGTGCCTTGCACTTCGGTTCAACTTATTAAGTTTAAAAAAAATTTTTCGGGGGGGGAATAGTCAAGGCAGGCAAGGAGATTTACAGCAGCTGCAAATTCTTTCTATGCTTTTTTATTTGTGACCATAAAGTTTGAGGACGTGATATAAATTTATTCCAAGGTGCGTGCGATATTAAATTAAATACCATTTCATCAGGGTATACCTTAATTAATTTTCTAATTAAAGTACTTATCAACCTACTTCTATCAACAACTCCACTAGCTTTGTACTGCTCATTAGTTATAAATATCCAGTACCTTGCTTCAAGAGGTATGTTGTTGTACTCAGAATTTATTAATACTTCCCAATCATTTTTAGTAAGGATAGTAGGCATATCATCATTATCACTATTGGCGAAATCGTAATTAGAAATTACGTTAGGAACTGAATCAAAATCATCAATATTAAATACTGAGCTTGGCTCGTATTTAACAATGCCTCCTTGTTCTCCACCCCTCTTATAGTTTATAGACCCAGGAACCCTTAAGACCCTTGCGGCGTCCCAGGCTCCTGTATCTGCTTTAAGATGATATGCCAACCTCCTATTGACTTCTTGTTGTGTGGATATTTGTATTGTTTGTTCAAGAAGCCAAATCGCTTGCCACCTATTATTACTTGTAGTCCATATAAAACTTGGTTCAGGTACTAAATTAAAACAATCTTGATAATCAATGTCGGTTCTATCCATATCAATGTATAAACAACCCACCTCAAATTTTACATTCACTGCTTTTCTAGATGTGTTGTTATTAAATACTAAAGGAGTCCAGTAAATATCTGATCCTTGAGGTTGATTGCTTATAGCCTTTAATAGACTTCCATAATCAGACCAGTTGTAACAAGTCTCATTCCATTGGTTGCCGTTTGTTGCCAACCATACTTTACCACCACCACTGTTAGCCCACGTGTGGCTCATTAATTCTATTGTTGTCTTCATAACACTCCTAACTATGCTATTATAATCTACAATAATATATATAGGAGGATTATGTCGGTAGAAAATAATTTATCGCAATTTATGGAAGGCAAAGTTCGTAATAAATGGTACAGAGATAATGAAGAATTGTTTAATGAAACTATAACTCAAACAATAGAAAAAGACTATCCAGTATTATATGTTGCAGAATTTTTACAACAACAAGGCAACCCGTTCGCACTTAAAACTATTCAGAAACACATTAAAGATGAAATCATTAGACGATTACCTTAATAAACAAAAAGAAATAGAACAACATAAAGTAGCAGCGAAACAAAAACACCCTAAAGGTTTTGAACCTGGTATATCGTATGACCCAAATACAAATATCGGTAAAGTCGTATCTCGCCCTACAACGAATCCTAATCCCGCTTTTGATTCCCTGTTGCAAGAGTGGGGTTGGGACCCTGAACTATATGAGATTGTAGGTAACTTACACGTAAGAACTTGGGATATGAATATGGGTTCTGGTGTCAAAGAACAAGCTTGGTATTACAAAGCAGATATAAGGAAAAAAAATCCAGACAGAGACACTGATCTAAAAAAATTAATTGATGAAATAAAAAAACATAAACCAAGAAAGAAAGTTCAAACTAAAAAAGGCGTTGGATTTTTTTATTTTGCTAGTGACTGGCAACTTGGAAAATCCGATGGAGGAGGACCTCAAGCTACAATAGATCGTGTCAAACTTAGTTTAGATAACACTATTGATAGATTAAAAGAACTTAAAAAGCTAGGTGTTAATGTATCTACGATTTATATAATATCTCTTGGTGATTTAATAGAAGGTGTAACAGGATTTTATCCAGGTCAAAGTCATAAAGTTCAGTTAGATAGATTAGAACAAACAACTGTCTGTCGTAGATTGTTACTAGAGATAATAACAACACTTTCTAAACATGCACCTAAAGTAATTGTTGGAGGAGTTCCTGGTAATCACGGTCAAAATCGTGGAAAAGATAAACAGGTTATAACTTCTGAACTTGACAATGATGACATAGGTGTTCTTGTTGCTTGTGCTGATGCTTTATCTTTTGGTCCTTATAAACACGTTAAGTTTGTAATTCCTGAAGGTCATCATTTAACTTTAGATTGCAACAATACTGTAATAGGTTTTACACATGGTCATTTATCTCGTGGAGGTAGCAACCCAGGAGATAAGCTTATGAACTTTTGGAAAGGTCAAAGCTTCGGTATGCAAAGTTTAGGTGATGCAACTATTTTAGTATCAGGTCACTATCACCATTTAAGAACGATACAAGACGGATTAAGAACTTGGATTCAAGTTCCTTCATTAGATAAAAGTACTTATTTTAAAGAACAGTTTGGAACTGAAACTGTAAATAATGTTGTTACATTTACAGTTGATAAAAATGGTTGGGACAACTTTAAATTAGTGTAAATATCTTGACTATATTTCTACTACTACTAAACTTGTATCAAGATTAAGAGTCAGGAAATCACGCAAGTGATGAAAGGCGATATAAACAGATTAACTTTCCTGTTTCGCCCCTTAATCTTATGTTAAGTAGGAGGATAATAATGGTAGATGCTGAAGGCGTAAGAGATTCTTTGCCTAAAAGTGTATATACAAAGTCTGACAATAGACCACTTGCCGAACGCATGGGATATATCAAAATGATGGATAATTTCCCTAATCGTTGGGTTCCTCTTATGACTTTGAAAAAAAGTAAAAGACAAAAGATATATAATATGTCAACTTACTTCAACAGTAAACACGATAATTATGAATTTAAGAGTCGTGCTATTGATGAACGTAATGTTACTTTATTTGGGAGGAGGTTAAAGATATGAATGGATTATATACAGATGATGTTCTTGATTTAGCTAAAGAAGTGGTAACGGCTGAAGAAATAAAAGATACTGAAATTGCAGAAACTGTCGACGGAATGTCTGACGAGGGTTTAGCAGTTGCACGTGTTCCTATTACTTCAGCAAAAGGTGCTACGCATAAGATACAAACTTATGCAGATAGAGCATTAGCAAGCAAAGTAAAAGATAATGGAACTTTTAGAATGAATGGTTCTGTTTTTCATGTTACAAACGCTTATAAATACAAAACACAAGATCTGCATACTTTTGTAAAATGGTTAACACGCGGAGATTCAGAGCAAATTGCTGACATACTGGCAATACTAGGTGGAAGTTTTGTTCCAAAGCTTAGGGGTTTAGACGCAGTAGCTGCTAAACGTGGTATGAGACCAGCAGCTGCTAGGGATACTTTTTTAGAAAAAGTATATGATGAGAAACCTAAGTTAGTTGTCATTAATACTGATTCTGCAAGTGCACCTAAGTGGGCAGAACAAATGGAGGACGGTGATAGGCTTGACCCAATTAAATGATTTAGCTAAACCTTTTACTTCTTTAGTAAAGAGTGGTAGTGACGCAGGTAAATTTGGTGACTATGTAGAGCATAGTGCAGTAAACCAAAGACTATTGGCTCACTTGGGTCCATTTGACCAGAGAGTTATTGAAGTTGTGTATGACATACACCCTGACTTGGGGCAAGTATGCACTGGCGTAATTTTAGAACTCGGTCTTCGTATTGACGGAGAGTATCGTATGATACAAGAAGTCGGTGACGTTGAGCACCCATTTCGTAAAGGTAGAACTAATGGCGATAGGTTAAAAATGGCTACTAGTGACGCTATTAAAAGATGTGCAATGAGAGTAGGACTAGGACTACACTTATACGCACAAAATGATTATTTCCTAGACAAGTTATTGGAGGAAAAATGACACAAGCGAAAAAAATTAATATCACTAGCGATGATATTTCAGGAGCAGGTGGAGCTAATCAAATTACACCTGGAGACTACGAAGCTTCAGTAGTGGAGGTTAGTGACCATATTGCAAAAAGCGGTAATGAGGGTTGGAAGTGGACTGTACAAGTAGGAAGATTAAAACTTACAACTTTTACTATGTTTACTCCTAATGCTAAATGGAAATTAATTGAAGTAATGAGTGCTTTAGGTATACCTATGGAAACAGGAGAAGTTAGTTTTGATCCACAAAATTATATAGGTAAAACTTTAGGCGTAGAATTAATAGAAGACCCTAATGATAGTAGGTATTTGGAAATTAATAAGTTTTTCCCAGTAGGTACTAAAGATGTTATTGATACTGCTAAGGCAGATGAGGTTGACAATAAGGACGTTCCTTTTTAAGATAGACTTATCAAAGTTTATGCAACCTCCTAACAAGGTAACATAAAAACAAAAACCCTCTAGAAATAGAGGGTTTTTACTTTGTACACAAAAAATTATTTCTTTTTAAATTTCTTGCCCATTCCTTTTTTCTTCATAGCTTTAGACTTTTTTCTAACTTTTGAATATCCAGGCATTATTTAGTGACCTGTTTTTTAGCAAAAGTTTTGACTACAGATAACGCAGCAGCACCACCTGAGAGAGCAGCAAGCTGAACTGTTTCAGCTTCTATTCCTACAAGGGGAGCGATTGTTAGTGCACCAATAAAGGCTTCTATGAAGGTCCAGAATGCTCTCTCGAGCATATCTTTTAGTTCTTCTGACATATGTCTCCTTATTTTATTAACTTACTTAATTTTAACTTACTTTCAATTCGTTTTACTGTGTCTTCAATATTATCTATTTTCTTACACTCACAACACGATTCTGTGCTGCCTTCCAAATTGACCTTACTGTATTCTATGGTTACATTTTCATCTGTAAGTATTGCTGCAGACACTTTTTTATATAATTTTTTATACGCATCAGCACTGGAGCCCACCATACCATTAAAGTTAACGTCTAAATCTTGTTGAGTATTTCCGACAATAAGGCAGCCAGACGTGTGCTCATCTGTATTGCCTTGATGTATAAGTATATACTCAAAACCAGGAACGTCCTGGAGCCAAAGCATACCTCTGTGAAATGTCGGATATTTTTTAGTATATCTTTCATTAAAACCACCAACGGTCCTTAATTTAACTTTGTATTCACCTTCTGGAATACATGTTTCGTGCATTACTTTTACTGCTTGATATTGATCTTCTAAAGAATAGCACTCAAATTGGCCGTCTATAAATACCAGACCATTTGTTGCATCTGTACCAAACTGTGTTCTTACTACTTGTATTTTCATTTAATCCTCGCAATCTACATAATCATTATCGTGAGTAGCTTTATGGAGATCACCCATTTTCGCTCCCACTACAATGTAGTTTACACCCACAACATAAAATTTCACAGGAACACACTATTAACCTCCTACTTTAAATAATATTTCTCTGATTACTTCTTCAATAATTACTAAGTTCTGATTAAATCCTGATATTGAGTTTTGGTATGCTTCTACTTGTGCTTTAAGTGTTGCAACTTCTTGTTGTAAATCATTAACTGTTTTAAATAACCAACCTACTAAGGCAGCTAGTCCACCTTGAAGTATCTGGCTTAAATTTACTTTAGCTTCCATTACTTTCTAAATCCTATAGTTAGTAACCATACGCATAACGTTATTAATGTAGCTAATCCTGTAATCTGTTGTGCCGAACCTGTTAATGTGAGTGTTGCAATAACTAAACCAACCAAAGTCCAACTAAGGTTTAGTGTTTCTTTAAT